GGCATCCTTTGCATAAACCCACACAGAAACAGTTAAAGAAGACGAAGCTCCATCAGCTGCTTTGAGCGGATTTAAAACCTGCAATCTAACTTGGCCAAGATTATCAAAGCCATCAGTGGTATTCGATGTTAAGAAAGATCGCGGGTGTACAAAGGGAATAAGAAGCTCGGCGGGTTCAACTTCAGAAGCCATAATTTTAACATTAGGCAAACCACTGCAATAATAAACATCCGCACGAGGGAGTAAAGGGGCATAGTCTACTTTTACATCAAAACCAGCAGCCTGATTAAAAGGATCAAAAGATAACATCAGTTGTCCTTGATGGAACTGAGTCGCGTTAACTTGAACACGAACAACAGGTGCTAGTTTGTAAAAAGCATACATTGACAAAGTTCGAGAAGCTACAGATTCAATACCTGCAAGCACTGTCGGAAAATCGAAAGCTACGATAGATGTGTTTCTACCATCAGCGGTAGTCCACTGGACTTGCTCAACCAACACCGGTTTCATCAGTTGTTGTCGGGCAAACCAAGTATCATCTGGCATAGCAGCCTCGATTTGGGCAGGTAAAGACATTGATACGTCGTGTTTAGCTTGTTCGATAATCTGAGCTCTCTCCTCCAGAAAATTAGTATTCACTGCACCCTGGTGGTCCGGTGCAAGATTGTCTTCCATTGTTCTTGGTAAACTTTCCATAACTCTCTAAATTTACACAGCATTTTGAGGTTAGAGTTAATCGCTCAAAGCTGGCCAAGAATCCATTATTTATTTAAATTGTCGCGGATGCATACTTAAAAGTAGACGACAATGGTCACACATTTCGTATTCTCGGGCTTCAAAATGTGAAGGTGTTGGTAACCATCCCTACTTCGCTATCAAGAGCCTGTATTCCTCAAAGAGGTTTCTGGTAGTTGAAATAGCTTTTCGTTAAACAAGAGTCAAACATGATTCACCGTTTACATACACAAACTTAGACTTAACTATACATTAGCGCGGCATCTGAAAATCCCTGGGGCCTTATCCCCAACGATCCAGGATCGCACTAAATAATAGAAGGCTCTAAGTCATGCATGTTACTGAGTTAACATG